GCAACGGCGACGGCTACGGCAACGGCTGGTAATAGCTTATTTAATCTTATAAGAGATGAAGTATAAAACCCCACCGCCAAAGTAATTAATATGACCAAAGAGAAAGAAAAATGGATGGAGGAGTTTAAAAATAAATTCCGCCTTAATGACGGAATGATTGTTAATGGCGACGAAAGATTAAAAGAAATGTCTGACTGGTGGCTCACCAAGCTCTCCTCCAAACATCAAGAACTAAAGCGGGAGATTGAGAGGATAAAAGAGGCGGTCTCAAAAAGGCATGGCGCAATCAAATATGACAGTTGTTATGATGATTGCCTTTCTGCCATAGACAGAGTATATGGGGAGGATTGACATTTCTCTTATCCACAGGCATAACTATAAAACCTATTGCAAAGTGTATAAGAGGGTGTATAATGTAGATATGACATTCGGCGACAAAATCAAAAAAATACTCCGAGATAATGGCTATTCTTATAAGGTTAAAGTATTCCCTCGCAAAGAAAATTATTTTAGTAAGAAAAAGGGCAAAACTATCACACAAGATTACGACAAGGTTGTAATTTACGCAGGGCGAAATATTGAGAAATACGCCTCAAAGAGAAGTAAAAAACTTGTTGCTTGGAAAAATGAAAAAGGCGAATGGGAAGGTGATTTGCAAATAGTCAAAGAACAGGGTGGAAAAGGAAGTGCTATTTATTTAATGGATTATAACGACAAAACCGAGCCATTAAAGAAAGTGTTATTTTCTGACTTATGGGAAGAAAATGAAAAAAAATTTGGCGGGCAAGAACAGGAATTATTAAAAATGATGGAAAGTTGGAAATTTACAGAAACGGAAAGAGCAAAACTTGATGAAGAAGAAGCTGTTGCCCGCAGAAAAGAAATGGATGAAGAAAGAATACAGGGCGAGCTAAATAAAGAAGTAATTTTATGAAACTCAACCTACCAAAAGTAAAAGACAAAATGATAATGTGCCGTTTCTCGCCCGAAGTTTTCGCCACCATAGAAAAACTCGCCAAGAAGCACAAGACCTCTCAAGGAAAAATTATCAGAGCGTTGGTAGAACAAGCTCTTTGGGAGGATAACTTAAAGAAATAGATATGAAAAAAGAAATTGAAATTACAAGGTGGATAATAAGGGTAGAAGAGACAAAAGACCGAGAAAAAGCGGACTTAGTTGGCTTTGATGTGGAGGGAAATGAATACACCTTCCAGTATTGGGATGGAGTTAGCCAAGCTCATCGCAAGCAGGATATAATTGTTACGAAAATAAGTAAAAGAATGTTATAATAAACCCATTATCAGAATTACCCCCTAACGAGGCAACACCTCAATAACTGTGGGAGAAGAATATGAAAGAAGAAATTAAAAAAGAAAAATGCGAGAATTGCGGTCAAGAGTGTGCTTGCTTTACTCGCGAAGGAGAATGTTTACTTATGACTTATAAATGTTGTATTCACGGAGAGAAAGAATGTGTAGATAAAGCCCCAAAATGCGAAACTTCCACGACTATGTGGCGGCACACTGCTCAAATTGCAATAGAACCTTCTTAGCAAAAGACCAGAAAGACCAAGAGGTTGCGGACTTGCTCGGCAAAATAACCATGTCTTCAAAAGATATTGCCAAAAAGCTAGACATCAAGATTCGCTAACCCCCAAAGATAATTGAAAAAGAGTATGAAACCAAAAGGATACGGATATTACACACCAGAGAGCCTTTACGCGACTACTGCGTGGCAAAATAGACCAGACGGGGATTGGGAGCCAGCACGACCAGAACCTCACTACTCCCTAAAGGAACGCCTACGATACGCTTGGCACATCCTTACTTACAAGGCAGACCCCCTTTATTGGTATTTCCCGAAAGGATGGAAGAGAACACCTGAAGGATTAAAGAAGAGACCTCCACCCCATAATAAGTAAAAGAATGATATAATAAACCCATTACTAATTAACTAAAAAACTATGGAAGGAGAAACACAAACGGCAGAAACAACCGAGGAAACTTCTGAAGAGAGTTCGGAAGAAAGCTCGGAGTAATCCACAAGAAGCCCTAGCTTGACTGGGGCTTTTTGTGGTATGATGAGGGAAATAACACCACATTGTTTTGTTGTTTTCAAACATTTATATGGCAAGATCAGGAAACAACCACAAAGGCGGAAGACCTAAAGGCAAGAAATCTCAAGCTACTTTAGAAAAAGAGAGAGTGCTTGCTGAATATCGCAATAAGATAATGAAGCACGCTGATATTCTTTTCCGCAACCAAATGCACTTAGCTCAAGGTGTGTCTTATTTGTATAAGTGGGTAAAAGGAAAGCAAAAGCCGGTATTGGTTACAAACACAAAAGAAATTGAAGAATATATCCTAACTGAAATGGGGACAAAAATTAAAAAAGAAGACAAGATTGATCCAAATGCCACTTATTATTTCATCTCAACTGAAAGACCTGATAATAGAGCTATTGACTCAATGCTGGACAGAACCTTTGACAAACCCGCAACGCCAATTACAGGCAAAGACGGAGGACCCATTCAATTACAAGGAATAGAAATCAATGTTAGAAAGTAAGAAAGTTTCTTTTGAAGTTCACGAATCTCATATACCATTATGGGAGAACAATCAGTGGAGATATGCAGTCATTATGGGAGGCAGAGGCAACGGACGATCCGGCACCGCTTCACGCTATACAATTTCTCAACTTCTTTCAAAGGAATTTACCAGAGGAGCGATAATGAGAGCGACCAGGGAAGACATCCGAAGCTCAAATTGGCGAGAACTTTTAGACCGAATCCGAGAACAAGAGATTGAGGATAATTTCAGGATCGTAGACAATGAGATGCTCATTGAAAGAGGGCAGAATAGCATTAAGGCACACGGCTTTAGAGCTTCATCCGGCTCGCTCACCGCTCGGCTTAAGTCATTAGCTGACTATAACTTTGTCTGGATAGAGGAAGCGGAAGAGATAGGCGAGGATGAGTTTAGGGTGCTGGATGACTCACTCCGAACCACGAAAGGCAGAATAAGAATTGTCTTGACGCTTAACACCCCCCCTAAGAATCACTGGATTTTAAGAAAATGGTTTGATCTTGAACCGCACGATACTCCGGGTTTTTTTATTCCAAAATTGAAAGAAAGCAAAGAAGCAATTTATATCGGAGGCACTTGGCGAGAGAACGAACCGAACCTTGACAAGATAACGATTGAGAGATACAAGGGTTATCAGAATAAAAACCCTGCATACTTTTGGCAAGTTATTGAGGGACTTTCTCCGGAAGAGGTCAGAGGCAAGATTTATTCTGGTTGGCAACAGATTGACGCTGTTCCTCAAGGAGCAACACTTGAAAGGTTTGGCGTGGACTGGGGTTGGTGGCCTGATCCTGTATCAGTTATTGCTTTGTATTATTACAATGGTGGTTATATTGCGGATGAGGTAATCCACGGAACTAATTTAGATGATGATCAGGTCGCTGACGCGATTAAACAAGTTCCGGGATGGGAAGATACCTTAGCCGTTTGTGGGGCTGACGAACCAAAATCCATTGAGGTTTTAAGAAAATTTGGAATTAGAGCGAAGAAAGCGGAAAGCGGGAAAGGTAGCGTTGAATACCGGATCAAAGCGACCAGCTCAAAAAAGATGTTTGTGACAAAAAGGAGTCCAAACATCTGGCAAGGATATGAGAATTACCGATGGGCGGAAGACAGAGACGGAAATCCTAAAGGAGAGCCCGACCATTACTTAAGCGATTCTATGGATGCTCTTGGTTACGCAGTTGCTTCTATCAATCCAACGAGAGAGTTCGTCCGACCAATCTACTATGAAAAACCCGAACCAATTAACCCAGCAGAATGAAACTTACCGACAACGAAAAAAAAATAATTGAGATTATAAGGGAATTAAAACCTTTTGAGAGGATTGAGATTATTAAGGATCAAACAGGGAAACCTGATTATTATCTACTTCATAGAAGTCAAAAAACAATAATGAAATGAAAGATTTAAATTATTATGGACAGCTTGACGAACTTGTGAGACAAGAAACAAATGTTGAAGTTATCTCAAGACCTGTCGCCAAAACCGAGAAAGGTGATTTGTGTTTGGTGTGGGATGGTTCAAAGTATTATTTTGAATTGGGAGGGAAAGATGTATCCACGCCCCAACTGATGGAAACCGCAGTGAAGATATTAGAGAGAAGTTATCCACAGGCCAATTAGTTCGCTTGCTTGTGGTATAATTTAGTTTGTTTAATAGCTTGACGGAAAGACCGCAGGCGAAAATCTCAAATGGTTTTCGCCTTTTATCATATAGATTATGTCTAAAAAAAGAACAAAGAGACCTACGGAAACTGAGAAAACTGCTCCAAAAAAACCTCCAGTTAAAAAACCTTATCGTCTTGAAATAAGTTTCAACGACGATGTTTTCACCAGTGTTGGTTCTACCTTGGCTGAGATGCTCCAAGGATTTGTTGCGTCTTCCCAAATGCCATTGGGTTTCAAAACAAAAGTAATTATCAAATTCTCAAAGGACGGGGCTGAAAGAATGAGAATCTTGGGCGTTCCGGTGGCTAGGAGAATTTTTAATAGGGCAAGGATTCACCCAGAATCTTTAGAGATTTTTGCAGGTGTCTTAAATTCAGAATTTAATGGCTGAAATTTATGAAAAACAGGAAGATATTTACGCCTTCATCGTAAATGAAGAGCAGAGGTGGAGGACGGATCGTATTCCTCTATCCAGCAACTGGAGAGATTGGAATATGTATGAGCACATTGACCGCTCGTTCCAACTGAAGAACTCAAAGTTTTATCTTGGCACACAGGATTACAGAAGGCCATTCAATAATATCATCTTACCGATTGCGAATGTGAATTATCGGACGGAAGGATTTGATGTTAAGGATGTCCAGATGTTCGTTGACAACTCAGACAATTATCACAAGTCATTCATTGCAAGAAAGTTCCATAATTGGTGGGCTAAAGAGAATGGCATAGACAAAGCGATTGATGAGTCAGTTGTCAGTTATTTTGATTACGGATTAACACTTCTTAAGAATGTCAATTCAGTTCGTCCTGAAGTCGTCCAACTACAGCAAATAGCTTTCTGCGACCAGACAGATGTGTTGAGCGGGCCGATATGCCTAAAACACTATATGAATATTACCGAACTGATGAATATGAAAGGCAAATGGGACTCGGATAAAATAGATTCGGTTATTTTACAGGCCAGGACTCAAAAAGATGTCGACCAAGCTGATGGTGATAAGTCGGAAACTCCGGGAAAATATATTGAAGTGTATGAACTTCACGGCATTTTCCCCGAAAGTTGGCTTGGGTCTGAGAAGTTGGGTGATGACTGGAAAGATACTGGCAAATACTCACCACAAATTCACATTGTTTCTTACTATAAATCTCCAGTTAGCGACACTAAAGTAGGAATTACCCTATTCAAAGGCAAAGAACCGAAGCCCGCCTTCAAAGCGTTGAAAAGAGACGAAATTTACGGCAGGGCTTGTGGACGAGGGGGGATAGAGGAACTGTTCCACGCCCAGATATGGACTAACTACTCAGAACTTCACATTGCTCAAATGCTAGAAACAGTTTCTAAAGTTGTATTACTAACGAATAAGAAAAAGATACTTTCTTTAAACAATTTTTCTAATATTAAAAACGGACAAATCCTTGACTTGGATGACGACGGCACCCTTAACCAGTTAGCTTTACAGCCGATAAACAAACAAGCCTTTGATTTTCACATAAACAAATGGCAACAGGTAGCGAATAACCTCGGAGCTTCAACCGATGTTTTAAGGGGCCAAGAGCCAAAATCAGGCACGCCTTTAGGGACGGTGGAGATTCTTGCTTCACAAGGAATAGGCGTCCACGAGTATCGTCAAGGGCAGATTGCGGACTTCTGGCAGGAGGTTTATCGTGATTGGGTTCTTCCGCACATCCAGAAAGAAATAAACAAAGGTCATAAATGGCTGGATAAGTTATCAATAGATGAAATAGAGGAAATCTCTGAGGCGGTTATTATTAAAGGAACCAACAGCAGAGTAAAAAAGTTGGCTCTCACGGGGCAAATGGTAAGCGAACAGGAAAGACAGCGATTCAAGGAATTGGAAAGAGAGAAACTTCAAAAGAATGAAAAGATGTTCATTGAGTCGTTGAAAGACGAATTTAAGGACTTAAAGATGGATATTGAGATAAACATATTGGGTAAGAATAAGAATTTGGCGGAGACAGTAAGCAAGCTAAATTCGGTCTTTAGGACTCTTTTCACGCCCGGCGCCGTTCAGGTTCTGCAACAGAACCCAGAAATGGGAAGATTACTCAATGAGATTTTAGAGCTTTCGGGCTTGTCTCCAGTCCAATATGGAAGGTTCAAAGGGCAAGAACAACCAGATCCAACTAACCCACCTATCAACCTCCCAACCAATTTACCAGCTAACACGCCAGAAATGGCAATATAATTATGGAAGATCTAAGCAATGAAATTTTATCAGACATAGAAAAAGACAAAATCGCAAAATTTTGTGAAGATGAATTTTTATTTGAAGCAGTCAAGAAGTATGTTCTAACAGTCGCTTATGTTCATGGAGTTCCTAAAAAAGGCAAGCCCCATAAAGGAAACTTAAACTATGCTCTTAATATGGCTTGGGGCGCGATTACTGGTGGAATCCCCAGAAGCGATGAAGAGTTAGGGCAGAATATCAGGGCGTTAGCCCAAGCAGTTCAATTAGTTGAATCAGGTTTTAAAGAGTTAAAAGAGTTTAAAAAGGTCGAGAAATTAGAAGATGTAAAATCTAATCCATCAGAATGAAAGTTTTAAAATTCACTTCAATAATTTTAGGTCTGGTTAGTGTATTGGTAGCGGTTCAATTTGGTTTTTTTTCCAAGTCGGAGATAGTGGAAGGACAGGCAACCCCTGTATGTTATCTTGGTGGCCAAAGAGCGACTTCAAGTCCCGTTTTTATGACTACGGCAGGTGCAACTACTACATTGGTATGTCTTACGGACGGAGCAAAATCAATTGGGCTCAATGTCTTACCAGTGGCCTCAACTACAGGAACTACCAAATTCTTAATTACAGCGTATACGGGCGATGGCAGGGAAGATAATACTGGGTCTTGTGTGGTGAAAGAAAATTGTAATTGGTTTCAAGAAGATTACCCATCTGTATCAGACGGAATAATCACTCATCAGGTAGCTTTCCGAGAATACACACCGACTTCGAAAGCGCCGATAGGGATTATTGTAGACACTAAATCAGCAAGGTATATGAGATTTGACTTCTCTGTAACCGGAGCTAATGGTTCTCTGTATGTGCAGGGGGTAGCTGATACAAATAGATAGCACTTTGACATTGAGGGCATTAGGCAACCTCGTTAAAAACCTAAATTATCAAGAGAGCACACTCTAAAAGCGATTGTGTTCCATAACACTAAAACTATGGAAAATGAAAATGAGTTAGACCTTGACTCTCAAAATGAAGGTCAAAATGCCGATGAGATTGATTTCTCTGACGCAGATGCTGCTAAAGAGGCGTATCAGAAGGTTTTGGAAGAAAAAACCAAGATAGCTGATACAAACAAACAACTCTATAGCCGAGCTAAGAAAGCTGAAGGATTTGAGTTTGTAGATGGCAAATGGGTTAAGCCGGATAAGAAACCGGACACGCCTGTCGAAAATAAGCCATCGAAAGAACCTTCAAAGCCGGGTGAATTGGATTATGGACAATTAGCGTTCTATAACACCAAGTCCGATGTAATCAGAATCGAATCCGATGAGGATGTGGAGTTCTTACAAAGAACCATTAAGGAAACAGGCAAGAGCCAAGGCGATATTCTTAAAAGCAGTTGGTTTCAAAACGAGCTGAAAGAAAGAATAAGCGCCAGAGAATCGGCTGAAGCCATCCCAAAATCCAAACCTCGTTCGGGACAGACCGGAATCACAGATGTTGATTTGGCGGTTGCCCGATACAAGGAAACTGGAGAACTCCCTAAAGATTTTGCTATAAGGAATAAGGTTGTGGATGCTATCACCAAAGAAGAAAAAGGCGAACTGTTCAATTTTAGTTAGATTCATCCGGCCATTAATAAGTTAAAAAGAAATACTAAATGGCTTAACTTTAGGCCATTCAAAATCTCCTTTAATTGACTTAGAAGCCCGATGGGGTAATAAGGCGCAAGGGTAATGCCAGCGTGAGAGACTAAACAAGGAGACCCTTTCTAGGGATGCGATAGTCCGCTCTGCAAATATAAAATGAAATTGCAGAAGCTAGCAGAAATGACTAGCTCCGCGAAAGCGAGTAACAAAAAGGAATACATTCAACACAGGAACTTACGAAGAGGTCTGGGCTACAAAACTTCAAGAAAGATTGACTGGCCCCGCGAATTGGAAAGAAATCTGTGAGGTCATAATGTCTGACACCAAGATTCTGAATCTGCCGTATATGTCCACCGAGTATACCCTTCAAACGGGGACTCGTGGCACGGCTTACAGCCACTCTGACTTCGTCCTCACTAACGACACTCTCGATATTGCAAGCACCGACATTGTTTCGGTTCTTCAAGACAGAGCTGACTTGGCACAGTCCAAACTTGCGACTGCGGCTGAGCACGGGGCAAGACAAGGAGACATTATCAGCGAACGAGTAGAGGCATTATTCCTTGGTCAACACGCAGGTTGGACTGATATCGGCTCTGACGGAGCTGGCGGATTCACAACCGGCACCACAGCGATAGATATTACTTCTGCCAACATTGACAAACTTATCCGTTTCATAAAGGAGCGAGTTATCAATGTCAAAGGCACAAAGCTAATGAACCGCAACGGTTTGGCCTTCGTTTGGAGAGCCGAGGACTTCAACGCGCTAGAAGAGAACATGGCTTCACAGGGCTTTACCTTCGCGGATATGGCTCTCAAAGACGGCATTATGGATGCAGACGGAATTGGCAAATATGCTTTCGGAGCTTGGCACTATGTAGCAGATTCTAGCTCTATCGCCGCAGGTCACGTTTTCGCGGGAGTGAGGAAAATCCAGCAAGTTGGACTTCTAAAATCCACTTACGGAAGGATTTACTTCAATCCTAACGCTGTGAATGCTGATGGTCCTGTTTCTGCGGTAAGCTGGGAAGCTCGTCTGGACTATGGTTTCAATCCTAAAGCTGGATTGACCGCCTTACTCTTTGACATCAATGTCAGCTAATTATCATCGTAAATCGCAACTATCACTATGAATAAAAAAACAATAGTAGGAATAGCTCTGGTTGCGATGATAATTGCAATCGGAGGATATATTTATCCGAAAGGAGAACCCACAGAACCAGCGTCTGGAGCTGTCCCTGGCCCCAACTTCTTGTTCCATCCAGAGTTAAGGAGAAACTATACTAAAGGAGGGGATGTTGTCGCGACAACGACAACTGCCTCTGCCTATACCTTAACCACTAATGAACTTAGAAGAGAAGTAAGTTTTATTGATTGGAACACCGGAATTAACACCACTCTAACCACGATGGCGTCAACTTCCGCTCCATTCTCTAACTTAAGAGTTGGAGAGTCATTCTCTACTTACTTTTATTCCTCTACTTCAACCGCCGCCGCGACGATTACATTCGCGGCTGGAACGGGTGTTGATCTACAGGAAGACGAGGGTGCGACAGTTATAGTCAATGGACTTGAAATATCTCGTCTGACATTTTTGAAGAAAAGTAATACAGATATTATTTTTTGGATAGAAGTCGGTCAGGTTGGCGATTAGTCGTTTCTCATCCTAGCTCATCTAAAAGGTGGGCTGGATATGGGAAAAGAAAAAATCACATTAAGCATCTGCACAAATAGGGGGATAAAGTCGAAAACGCTCGGATGTATTTTAGAAATGGTCAATTATTCAAAAGTTGATTGGCACTTTGTCATCGCTGATAGGGGCTATACAGTGGCGGATAATCGCAATTACTCTGTCATTCAAGCCCAGAAGAATGGTTCGGATTATTTACTATTCATTGACGACGATATGATTTTCCCTTCTTATACTCTAGAAAATCTTTTAGAACATAAAAAAGATGTAGTTGGGATTAATTCTTACTCTCGGTGTCTCCCGCTATCTTCAACCGTAGGGCTGATGAATGATAAAGGAGAATATATGCGACCCGAGAAACACACCAGTTTTGAGTTGAGAATACCGAAAGAATTATTCAGAGCATACTTTGTCGGGTGCGGGGTGTGCCTTATAGATATGAAGGTCTTTAATAAAATTGAAAAACCTTATTTTGAATTCACCTTTGAAAAGGAAGGGAATGTTAAAGACGGGGAAGACGGCTTGTTCTGCAAGAAAGTCAGAGAAGCGGGAATGGATGTTTGGTGTGATGGAACATTGGAGATATTCCATATAGGCGATTATGAATATGGAAAGGTTGAAGAACCATTAGTAATTAACGGCTCCGAAGTGGAGAAAATACGCAATGAGCAGAGCATTTAATTCCGGCAACGAATCCCTTGTGGGCGAATATGAAAGAGAGCTTGGCTTTAATGTGGGTGATGTCGCGAATAACCCTACCCTTTTAAATGAGTTTATTTCAGCCACCCGCACTGCTTGGGACAAGTATCTTTATCTTGCTTTCAAGGGTGAAGGGAAATGGCAATATGATGATTCTTCGCATGAGAAATATCCAATTATTTATACCAATTTAGTTTCAGGCCAACAGGACTACACATTCACCGAAGATGAACAAGGCAACCTTATTTTAGATATTTACAAGGTTATGGTGCTTCCTAACGCCACCGCTACAATTTACGAAGAGATTAAGCCAGTTGACCAACAAGAATCAGAAGGGTTCAAAAGCGATGACTCTATTGCAAGGGAAGTTGGAACGGGAGGAGTGCCATACAGATATGACAAGACAGCTAGGGGAATATTTTTGGATCCGATTCCGAATTACAACGCTGATGATGGACTAAAGCTATTTATTAACAGAGAGGCCAATTACTTCACTTCTTCGGACACCACCAAGAAACCGGGGTGTCCCGGAATCCACCACGATTACTTTTATTTGCGACCGGCGATGGTATATGCCCGCAGGAATAATCTGTCAAATTTCGCCTTAATTAGAGACGAGGTAATCAAATTTGAAGGAGACGAACAGCGAGGAATACCCGGTAGCATTGAGAAGTATTTTACTAGAAGGTCTAAGGACGAAAGACCTATTTATCAGCCAGAACCTATTGTTTTTGAGTAGGTTTAAATTAAAAAAAATGGAAACAGTAGAATTACAAGGTAGTGTCCGTCTAGAATGCTTTGGCAAAGACGGCAAAAAGAAATGGGACACCGGTTGGTTCAAGAACGGTATAACCAATGCCGGAAAAGCCGCCGCCGCAGGCAGAATCGGCAATGTCGGTTCGGTTGACCCTTTTATTTACTTAGCCGTTGGGACTTCATCAACCGCTTTCAATGTGGGGCAGACAGCTCTTGTCGCAGAGATTACCGATTCAGGACTTGCGAGGGCTTCCGCGACGATGTCACGCGTGACAACGACTGTGGCTGACGACACTCTTCAATTTTTCCACGAATGGAGCGTGACGGCCTCTAAAATCGTAGAAGAGATCGGGGCGTTTAATGACGCTACGGCAGGAGTGATGCTTTGTCGCGCATTGACTACCTCTAAAGCGGTTGATGATGAAGATGTTTTGAGAGCCACTTATAAAGTTAAATTAGTGTAATGGCGATAGCTTTTGACGCACAAAGTATAGGTTCAGCTTCAACGGGAAGCACGGTGACAGTTGCTCACACTTGCTCCGGTAGTAATCGGGTTCTTGTGTGTGTCATTAGCAATGGGACTGAAGAAGATATCGTCAGTGTTGAATATGATGGGGTTGCAATGGCGCTAGTTGAAAGCGGTTCGGCTGGCGGTGGGTTTGAATCTTTTGTCTATGTCTTGGGTGATCCCTCTTCTGGCTCAAACAATTTGGTAGTCACGATGAGCGGTGGAATCGATACTGGCACTTGTCGGGTTGGTGGCGCGTCTTTCAATGGGGCTGGAGACATTGACCCTATAAATGTGTCAGAAAAGACCAACAGTGTTTCAGACAAAAATATCAACTTATCTGTGACGACAACGGTTGATGATTGCATGCTTTTTGACTTTCTTCTGCTTTCTGCGGGTTCTGGTACTATCGGGGCAGGACAAACGCTAGTTCATTCAAGCGAGTCCGGTGCTTTTTTAAAGAGTAGTTATAAAAAAGTTGGGGCGGCGGGTTCTCACACAATGACTTGGGACACGACTGGCGGTGTTGGTGATACGGGATTATACACAGTCATCGCCATAAATCCTAGGATAGTTGAAGCCACTGTGTCGGAAGACCTAACCATGACAGACGATGTGGAAATCCGTAGAGAAAGAGAAATCACCATATCAGAAACTATGAACATGACTGATGTTATAGAGACATCTGTTTTAACAAGAATCTGGAGAAATCTCGCCAAAAATATCGTATCAGTTGTAAATAAAAACAAAAATGGATGATATAAGAGAATTAAAAGAAAGAGTAATGGCTCTGGAATCGGAGATGGAATCTCTGAAGATGAATTATTCAATCCCGTTAGAATTCGCTCAATCTTTCAATGAGAGGTTTTTAAAGGGAGCCATTAAAGACGCGGAAACTAGCGTAAAATCCGCCACAAGTGAAAACCAAGATGTGAATGAGGCAGGTTCGGGATCATATAGCGTCTTGGGGCCACCGGTAGCTTTTATACAATTTTCTGTTCAGGGAACACTAAGAGCAATTCCAGTTTATAATGTATGAAAATTCCAAGAGAAAATAATTGGTCACAGAATAACAAAAGCGATGTCTTGGGTAGTGTTTGGGCATCAAAGAACCTTGATTTTAAGAAACTTGGCGAAGTCCGAATCTCTCCGAGAATGTTTTTGAACACAAGCGAGAACGATTTAGCCAACCTTGGTGTCCCTTGCGCATTTGCTTACTTCCCAACTAATCTTGGCACTATCTGGGCTATTGCTGGTAGCCGAGTTTTTAAGACAACCAAACATTTAAACACGGCTTTTGTCCAAGACGATATAGGCGGAACACCGACTAACCTGAATAGCAATACGAGCGATATTGTATTCTTTAATTCCGCCCTTTACTTTAGTGGGGGGACAACCTCGCTGTACAAATTAAGCAGTGGCGCGGTTTGGTCAACCTTAACTTCTAGGGTTAATAATTCAAGTGGATTACATATGTTTGCTTTTTTGAGAAAAACAAATCGCATTTATTTTGTTGATGATAATTCAAATTCAATCGGCTCTATGGATAATACTGATACGGCGGCGACTATGGGGGATCAAACTACTTTGCAGAATTTAACCACAGGCGGGGGTAGTGATGCCGGGGAACAAATTACATGGATTAAAGCCACCGATAACGAAATTTTTATAGGCACTCTAAACAGTCGGTCAGCAAATGGAATTGTCTACATTTGGGATGGTTCAACCGCCAATGCACCTAACAGGGCAATACCCTTGCATGCAAGCGGTTCTATCGCGGCTACTGTCAAAGACGGCTCTGTTTATTTGGTTGATACCAACGGAAAACTTCGGGTCTTCAATGGTAGTTCATTTGTGGAAATCGCGGAGTTCCCCATAGGCAATAAGATTTTTGGCAATATTTTAGCTCCCGCGACTGAAAGACCAATTCACTACAATGGAATGTCTGTGGTCAATGGAGAGGTCAATATACTTGTAAATGGCGCTCCTTATGACGAGGGTTTCCCGCAATCTGTTCACTTGGAGAGGTTTCCTTCGGGTATTTGGGAATATAGGAAAGACATTGGCTTGTATCACAAAAATTCATTGTGCTTGTCTAAATCAGGTGAAGATGTGGTTGACTTCGGGCAATCAAAAATTTCCTTGGTGGGAGCGTTGGCTGAACTTAATTTCGCTTTGAACGACCAAGTCGATACTCCCGGTTCACAGAACGGCTCTTATTGTGCCGGTGCTAAATACTATACAAACAGCAGCACTACAAAAAACGGCATTTTTTATGAAGATTCTAAAGACGAAAATTATAAATCGGGGCATATCATCACACCCAAAATCCACTCTGCCGAAATAGAGGACACTTTTCAGTTCTTTTTTGCCAGATTCAAGAAATTTGCTTCTGATGACGATAAAATTGTAGTTAAATATAGAACAGAATTTCAAGACCTGACAGAGGCAACTATAACTTGGGCAGGCGACAATTTGATAAACACAAGTGATGATGTTTCAGATTATATCGTGGGCGATGAGGTAGAGGTTTTAAATGGGCAGGGCGCGGGGCATATAGCCACAATTGAGTCAATTCTTTTACAAGATGGGGTCTACAACATAACGCTTGACCATGGTGTCAGCGATGTTTCCGGCACGGCCGTTGCTCGATTTCAAAAATGGGAAAATGCCGGTATTTGGAATGGAGATAGCAATAACGCCAAATTCGTTCTGGGCGTGAAAAACATTTTCGTGCAACTGAAGGTAATCTTCTATGTGACAGGAGATTGGTCTCTGTATGACCTAGATTTAAGTAGTGTTAAAAATAAATAAATATGGACCCAGAAATTTTAGCAAACATTCAAAGAATCTTAGGTAGAATCTCGCACCTTCTTCCGCAGGTTGGAGGGCAACTTACCGATGAACAAAGGTCGCAACTTGGAAGTGCTTTAGGCGGAATTTCTAGTTTCTCTCAGTCAAGTTCTCGTTTTAAAGATTCCGGTATAGATTCATTTAATACCATCTCTTCTGAATCATTGAAGCCAGAAAAAGAAATAGACCTTTCTGGGTTTTCGTTCACCCCCACAAATGGAGCGGGGATTATGGGAATACTGCAGGGTCTACGGAAACAACAAATGGAGCAGGCCGAGAAATACGCGGAAGAGGAAAGAAGAATGGTCAGGGAAAGAGAGGCCTCTTTAGAACAGACAATGCGGGATATTTCTGGTGTTCACGCTTCTAGAGCGGAAGAAGAAGAAAAAGCGGGCATCTCTAAATTAACAACTGAGGCCGATGATCTCGCAAATCAGATAGAACAAAAGCAACTGGCCTTAACCAGAGAGATTGAGGAGATAAGAAAGAACTCCAGAGGAATGCTTGCAAGCGCAGTGGACGCTGAGGTCGCAAGGGTCTCAAGAGAAAGAACCAGTGAACTTGCAGACCTCGCCATTCTGCAGAACACCAAGAACAGACAACTCGCGACTGCAATTTCACTTGTGGACAGAAATATCAAACTGCGCCTAGAACCTTTAGAACAACAACTTCAATTTGATAAATTCTTCTTAGACAGAGCTGATGCCGCCTTATCAAAAGCCGAGAAAGAGGAAATGAGGACGAGAATTGCCGCAGAGGAGAGCATTTACAGCTTCCTAGAAAAGGAAATGAACTCAATTTACAAGGTGGCTACCGAGGCGGCTGCCAATGGGGCAGACCAATTCACCTATCAGCAAATCCTACAAAGCAGTTCAATGGCGGAGGCCATGCAGTTGGCGGGCGGATTTATCAAAGCGGAGGCTATGGGGAGAGTGCCGGGGGTGACATTAACTCCGGGGGCTGAAGAGACAGTGGCAGTCCCTTACCAAGAATGGTTTAGACCTTTCCTACAAACTCCCGAAGGACAACAAATCGCAAGACAATTCGCAGGAGACAACATTGGATTAGCCCGTGAGTTAAGAAGAATACATCAAGAGAGATTCGGGACAGGCGCTCAACCAATAGGCACTCTAACCGCCGCAAATAAAAGAGATTTGGATTTAGCCGGAATATCTAACACTTCTTCAAGCGTTCAAAGATTCTTCTTAGGCACTCCGTCAGGATTCAGGCAAGCGTGGATTCAACAGGTCGCAACGGGAGACATTGATTTAAGCGGACTCACGGTAGAGGAAATGCAACAGATTTTCAATGAATGGCAGAGGCAGAGAAGTGGAACTAGCGGAAGAACACCTTAATTATGGCAGTTATAGACCAAATTAGACAAAGATTAAACTTACAACCTCAACAAGGGTTCTTTAAGCGTGCTTTGGGAACTGTCGGAAGAGGACTACAGAGATTTAATGAATTTCTAAGACCCAAACCTTTAACCCAACAAGGCAGGGAATTTCAAGAAAGGCAAGAACAGAGAACGGATAGATTGAGTCAAATTAGGCAGAGATTGGATATTAAACCACCCGGAGTAGTAAGGACTATCGCGGGGCAAGTGCCGGGAATGGTAAGAGAGGGAGTTTCTGAATTTATCAGAACCCAAAGAGAAGAACCTGTTTCTTTAGGAGAGTTCCGTAGAGCATTACCAACAGGAGTAGGCAAGGTAGCAAAGTTTATAGGGTTTGATTTGCCCAGAATGATAGCCGGAGGACTTTCAGAAGCCGGTAAAACTGTGCAAGAATTTGGATTAACTTTCGGCAGAGCGGCTTTAGGAGAGGATTTAGGCGAAGCGTCCTTGAAAGCTCAAGCGACAGTCAGAGGCACACCAAGACAAAGAGAGCTGGAACAAAAGATTTTTGGCTTTCAACCTCAATCTTTCGCAGATTACACTGAAGGTATTAAAACATTTTTAGATGAAAGTGGGATTGCAACTGAAGCTGAAAAGAAAATACTCCCCGCTACAATTCCAATGGTTTTACTTGGGGTTGAACTGGCTCCTTTCGGTAGAGTAGGCAGTCAACCTTTCAAACAAGCCGTTACTAAGGTAGCCAAAGAAACTTCAGAGCAAGCTATCTTTAGAACTATTAAACCTTTACTTAAAGGCACTGACGAAGAGATACAAGCCATTTCAAGGCATTTAGTAGGAGTAAATAACGCTGACGATGTGGCGAAGATTTTAAGAGCCGGAGAAGTGCCACCTACAAGTCCCGGAATCGCTCCAGCTCGGGTGTCCAGTATCCCGGAGCAGAGTATTGAGTCGGGCGTTGCGAAAGCACTCCCAACAGAAACCCCCCTAAAAGGAGAAGCAGTCCAAGAATTGCGACATTCTGAGATTGTTTCTTCATTACCCCCATCTAATCAGAAAGTTGTCGCAAAGTCAATAGCCGAAGAATATGGAAAGTGGAAAAAAGCTCAAGAGGGTATAAGAGGAAAGTGGACTAGTTTGAGGGAGTTAGCACAAGACAACTTTATCCGAGTAAGAAAATTACAGGAGAGATTAACAGGTGAAAAAGTAACTAAAGTCCCAGAGAATATAAATGTTGATTTAGCAGAGACTTTGTTTCATGGCAGGGTTCATACTCGCCTTGAAGAAGTAAAGGGGATAGTAACAAAAATTGATTCAGACATATTAAAAACCGCTAAAACTCTAAAAATCAAGGACGATGTTCTCAAAACTGAGGTGGACAGCTTTCTCCACGCAAGGCACGCTTTGGAAAGAAACGCTAGATTAGGAGACGGAGCGGCTGGACTTACAAATAAAGAAGCCAAGCAGATTTTAGACACACTAGCAAATTCGCCTCATAAAGTTCAAATAGACAAGATTGCCGGACAGATTGATGAATTAAATAAACAAACTCTAAACATTCTTTTAGATGCCGAAGTTATAAGTCAAGAGCTTTTTGACACCTTAACCAAAACATATAAGAACCACATCCCTCTTCAAAGAGTTTTATCACAGACAGATGATATTGTGGATATCTTATCAGGCAGAGGATTTGATGTAAGAGGAACAGGGATAAGACGAGCTGTTGGAAGCGATAAACCCGTGGCGGATATTTTAACCAATGTCGCCGCCAATGTTGAATCTGCGATCGCCAGAGCCGAAAAGAACTTGGTTGACTTGACTACGCTTAGATTTGCACGGGAGCATAAAGCATTAGGACTTTTTGAAGAAATTTCGCCCCAAGCTCTAGGTAGGACATTTGCTAAAGTTGGAGAAGAAGGGAAGGTTATATTCAAAGAAATAACTGATCCGTCTGTTTTAGTATTAAGAGAAAAAGGCAAACCTGTTTATCTTAAAATAAACGACCCTCGTCTAGCCGTTGCTTTAAAGGGTGTAAATGTTGAGAAAGTTCCTGCTTTAATGAGAGGAATAGCTTTTATTACCAGACTTTATTCCGGACTTCATACTAGATTTAATTATGAGTTTGCGATATCAAATTTTATCAGGGACTCCCAAGAAATGATGGTTGAAGTTGCCAATCGCAGGGGATTTAGAGAAGCGTTGAGCGCTGGAAAAAAACAAATCTTTGAGAGTAAAAAAGCAGTGGGTGAATTTCTGTTAGGTAAAGACACTCCGGGGGCAAGGTTATACAAGCAAATGAAAGAAGACGGAGGAACTACCGGTGGTCTCGCTCTTTCAACTCGTGAGAAGGTCAAAGTTGATATTGAATCTATCCGAGCATTAAATAGGAGTAATACTCGCCAAGCGGCAGTTAAGATGGTTGAAGTGGTTGATAAGTGGAATACATTATTTGAAGATGCTACTCGCTTAACTGCGTATAAAACAGCTTTAGAAAACGGCGCTTCAAGGAAGCAAGCGGCTTTTTTAGCTAAAGAATCTTCGGTGAACTTCAACAAGAAAGGCACAGCCGGGCCGATAATCAACGGACTGTATATGTTTTCTAATGCTTCTATTCAAGGAACGACTAAAATGCTCCGGGCTATGAAAAATCCCAAAGTAGCCGGAGCGGTGGTAGGAACTGTCGGAACTACCGTTTACGCTATAAATGAATGGAATAGCAGTGTTGATCCCGATTGGAGGGATAAGATAAGCAAATTTGACCGGGCGGCTAATTTTACTCTTATGCTTCCGACTGATGATGAGACAGTTAAATACATAACAATACCCACCGCTTGGGGACTGAGACCTATTAAAATCGCTTTGGAATATACCTATGATGCTGTGGATGGACACGGAGAATTTATGGACGCTATGCAAGGCGTGATGACTTCAGTTTTGGAATCGTATAATCCTTTGGCAGGAGATGAAGATATTCTGAACACTGTAACTCCGACCATTCTCAAAACCCCGATGGAAATTTCAAGAAACAGAGCTTGGTATGGTAATCAAATCAAACCTGATTATGACCCTGATGCCCCTGATTCAACCAAATATTTTAAGTCATTGGAAAATACTTTAATGGGAAAAACCGCTATTGAAATTACTGAAAAACTTTCCGAGAGTTCAAACGGAAGGATTGAAATTTCTCCTGCAGATATAGTATACGCAACCAGACAATATATGGGTGGTGTTGGACGTTCCCTAGAAAAGATAGTAAATACTCTTATAAGTGTCTCTACCGGAGAAGAAATCCCTGCAAGAGAATTGCCAGTTTTAAGTAGATTCTATAAAGACCGAGACGAGGAAGAAGTTTTAAATTCACTTTTTTACAATGAACGAGAGAAACTAGATAAGCAACAAAAATTTCAAAAAACTAGCGATGTGAGGAGGATTACGCCTTTATACGAAACCGCACAGATGCTTTTAGAGGAGGGTAAAGATGATGAAGCTCAAGCTATTGTGGAGGCGCTTTCAGACGAGGATTATGAGGTTTACAAAAAACTTAAAGCGGCTGATAAGAGGCGAGACACTTCAAAACTTCAGATACAAATGCTTCCTATTGTTAAGTCTAACCAAGAGCTTATTCTGCAAGGAAGAATGGATGAGGCGCAAGCGGTGGTAGATGCTCTGACTGACGAGGAGTATAAAGCGTATGAGAGAGTAAAAGAGATAATGGGTGATTCTTTGAAACCTAAAAAGGTTGAAGATGCCTATGGTAGAAGTAAATTGGGATTAATTTCTGACTATGCCAAGGCATTTACCAAAGACCCCGGCAATGCTTTCAAGGCTTTATTTACTAAGGAAAGATTAGGAATTGTTGAAGGCAATTTGGTAGAACTTCAGAGATTTTATGGGATAGATTTCAGAGACCAAGGCGGGTCGCAGGAGTATAAAAGGACTCTGATGGCACAACAGGGTATTCCTTGGAGTGAGGCAGGCAATTGGAAACTAGAACATATTGTCCCTGTAAAAGCAGGCGGAAACACTGCAGATAAAAACTTAATGCTGGTTGATAATGACATGCACAATTTCTTTACTCCCATAGATATTGCAATCGGCAACGCAGTTAGACAAGGAATAATCACAAGAAAAGAGGCTGAAGAATTGATGTTTGATTTTAAAGTTTACAGATTAATGACAGCCGAAGAAGTGTTAGAATATATAAACACTAAGAGATAACTCATCCCCCTAACCCTATCACACTTATGCCTAAAACGCAAGAAAGAATATCACCAGAAATAAAGGAAACAACTTTAGCTTTTGTTTCGGTTCTTAAGATTATCCGGGAAACCCGAAAAGAGTTTGACGAAAAACTCAAGGATTTAACGGCTAAATTAGGCAAGGAAACTTTTGGACTGAACGAGAGATTGAGAGACGAACTTCTCTTGGAGATTGAAAACTTAAAAGAAATTGAGAAATCTTTAAAGGAATTTGTAAGAAAAGCAAAAGAAGAATCAGTAAGTCAGGCGGAGAAAAAAGTTGAAATTGGAATTGATAAATTCCGCCCCGAACTTAAAAGAAGTCTTGACAGTTTTAAGTCATTTCTTACGGAACATAAAAAAGAAGTAAACGCGCTTCTGGAAGATATCAGGAATGAAACCCTGTCTTCAGCAAGCGAAGTGATAGGAATGCGGGCGGAACGACTGGCTTCTGAACTAAAAGCTGAATTTAAAACCTTAATTAAAATCAAAGAAACTCCCGAAGAAACAAGGGACAAGCTTGAGACCCTAACCGGAGATGAAAGACTAGATAAAAAAGCCATTAAGGGTTTAGAGGAGTTTGAGAAGCAAATAAGAACAGGAAAATTACCCATTGGCGGGACATTAGGACTGAAACTTATTGTCGGGGGGATTGATCGTGGCTGGATTAGACAACTGGACTTCGTGGGGGGAGATAATGTCACGATATCTTATACCCTGACAAATGGCAGACCAACTTTAACGATAAATGGTGGCGACGCCTCTCTCTGGCAACCTGACGGCGATGACCATATAGAGCCGAAGGACTCAAAACTGGTCAAAGTCGAGAACCTTGACATAGACACTGATGTCCTGCCTGCAACCGACAAAACAATAAACATCGGCAGGGTTTCAGGTGAAACACCTTTAAGATTCAAAAACATCTTCACATACGATCCGCATTTATTCTCTGACTTCTTCTCTACCACAGATGCCGGAAGATTTGGATTTTCTACCACCGCCGCCATTGGTTCAACAATAGGCATCAAAGAAGATATAGCCAATGGAATTTTAATCAGAGGCAGAACCACCACAGGGAATATCCAAGACATCGGAGCAAGGATGTGGCATAAAGATAATGACGGAGTATTTTATTCCCGACTTCGTTTTGATTCGGTTGCCGATGTGGAGAGGATTTGGGGCTTTAGAGCGAACGCTGGAACAGACATTTCCGATACGCAAGGAGTATTCTTCGCGCAACTTACAGGCGAAACAAACATCAGGGCTATATGTAGAGACGGAAGCGGGACAACCAACCAAGACACTGGCATAGCCGTAGCCGATTTAACCTTTTATGATTTCAAGATAGAATTAGACGACAGCGAAGTCAGATTTTACATAAACGATAATCTAGTCAATACAATTTCAGCGAATATTCCATCAGGATTTTATTCTTGGATTTACAGAACGGAAACCGGAGCCAACGGCACTAAAACATTTGAAATTGATTACGCTGGCTTATATCAAACAAGATGAAAAACGAAAATAGATTAGGCATACAAATAATTTATCAGGTTGGTATTGTCCTAAAAGGCAAGTGGGGGGTCGGTTGGGATTGGGACGGGCGGAGCGGCAAAAAGAACCCCGCGATATTTTACGATATGACTTCGGAGATTTCGCAAGATGATTTTCTGAAACATTTAACAGATAATAGTTTGCCCTTTTACGATTTAAGGGATAGATAAATGAACGAGAGAGAAAAACAAGAAATTATTGAGGCCGTGCGGAATACAATTCAAACCACTATCAACGGCAAAATAGACAAACAGACAGAAGAAATTATCTCACTCCGTAAAGCCCAAGAAGACCATATCGAAAGATTTGACTCTCACATGAAAGATGTTGGGTTTATTTTAGAAGAAAAAGATAATATAAAAAAATTCATTCTAGGCATCAAAGGAATGGGGCTTTTACGGGGAGCGTTATTGTGGACAGCCATTACCATTACAGCATTAGTCGGTGCTTTAATATCAATTAAATCATTTTTAAAATGAGAGGTGTTAATTTCTACACTTGTCTCGGCGGGAATTGCGATTATAATTAAAGTAGTATTTTAATATGTCTTGTCCAACAACAGGTCAAATAGGTTTAGCCAGACCAGAGGAAACCGGAAGAACAACCCCCGGCCGTAATAAATATGGCCCCAATGGGCCAGGTGCGGGTTTTAGCCGTGTAGACGACCCAGATGATGCTAATAGGAGTTGTGCTCTAGCTGATTCTTCTTCAGGCACAATAGCGGCTTACGAGAGATTACACGAATCCGCAAGCCAAAACGGAATGGCAAGCGATGATTTTTCAATGGACTGGGTGGAGCTTTTTGAGGTGCGTGTTGCCCTCGGCGCGGGTTTTCAAGCTGGCGGTGGAGGTCAAGCTATCTTCTTCCAGAGCCGACTTGATGACGGGGCGGGGGGAATTGTATCTGTCTCCTTAGACCACACTTCAACAGGCGGTTCATATAGAGGCCGACTGGTGGCTTCGGCTATAACAGGCGGTTCCAATACGACTTGGGCTTCTAATGATAAATTGCCAGTGGATACTTGGTGCACCGTGATGATTAGAGTTAATGCCACCGCAGGGCAAATGAATGTTTGGAAAGCCGATAAAAAAATGGAGGATGTAAACCCTTCAACCGATTTCACACAGGTAATAACTAATGCGACTTTCACCCCTTCAGGCACTAGAGGCGCGAGAAAGAATATAAGATTTCCCGGAAATACCGATTCTGCGGGCGGGAACGAAACCAAAACTTGGGGCAGAAAATCTTGTTGGGGAACTTGGCACGGCTCTGTATCAGACACTTTTAATGCCTTGAAATTCAAACATTTAGGATGTTCTTGGGGAGCGGAATACCCATCAAATACAGCAGGGAAAAGAGCCGCTCAAATCAAAATGGACTACGATATGGACTTGTGGCTTAGGGCGACTTCGGGACTTCAGATTGGTTTTGAGATTGCCACAGACGCTAACTTTTCTAACATTGTCCAGACAATTTCAAGGGCTTCCGCTTCAACAGGCAGAAGGACAACCCAGATTGACAACCTAGACGAGAATACTACATATTACGCCAGAGCTAATGTTAGGGTTAACCCTCTCGGTAGCACGGTGGACTTTAACTCCGAGACAGCGATACTCAAAACCAAAAGCTCCACGACTCCCAGCCAAATGAAATTCATTTACGGGGGATGCAAAGCGACAGGGGCGAACAACGACCCCGCTTGGGGACTTACTACGGCTCTGAGAGACCACTCGGACGCTCACGGCTGTTTTATAATTGGAGACATAGGGTATCTTGATGTTGAACTAAGGGGACAAAATTTAAAGGGAGAGCTAACTGAAGACACCATTTTAACGGAATTTAGGCGGGCGGGTGAAGACGACCCGATCCAACAGCTCGCAAGGTATATGCCTGTTTGCGTTGAAATTGATGACCACGAATGTCCCTCAATGTATTTGGATATTACGGCTATCTCCACAGGGGCAGGAAGCGTCACCATAACAACGAACGGAGACCACGGCTTATCAGTAGGGGATATCGTAACCCTTGAGAATACCAACTCCACTCCGGCCATAAACCATAATATAGAAGTGGTGACAGTGCCGACCTCTAACACTTTCACGGTTAATAGAACCGTAACAGTCGCGGGAACTTCAGGACAAATGATATTCCCCGGAGTAGGATTTAATGGACGAGGAACGGGGAAACTCCACGCTTGGCAATATAACAACTTCGTAGGCGCTTGGAATAAGCTCTTTAGAGCTTCAATGCCCGCATCCACCTCTAATCAATTGGGTTCAGTTCCTAGCGGTAATCACGCTGGCGGTAGCGCTTACACCGAAGACGATGTTTTCTGGTATTTCAACGAAACCGCAAAATGTGCGTTCGCCCATATTCAATGCAGAATGTATAGAGACCCCTTGAATGAGGATATGCTGGGGCCTGACCAACTTGCCGACCTTTTGGACTTTATCCAAAACACAACCAAACCATTATTGGTAATCTCAAGCCCTGATGCGATGACACAGCACGACCGAAACAAGAGACAATCCATCATTGACTCTACCGGCACGGCAATTTCTCGCACCGACCTTTGGGGTTCAGACGGCACTCAAGCATTGGACTATATGGATCAAAGAGACGAGATTCTTCAGGCGATTTACGCCAATTCAAATATCAAAAAATGTATCATTATTGAAGCGGATAATCACCGAGCTTGGATTACGAGCTACCACGGACTTTTGGGGGACGGCATAAACTCTGGCAGAAGCGACAAGATAATTGCTTGCGGGGCTTCGGCATACACATCCGGAAATCACGGCATTGAACATCTGTATATCCCCGACCACCCCGACTATGGAACTCTGGGAGAAAATTCAAAATGGGAGAATAACTCTAGCACTTGGGACGCTCTGACTGTCTTTGGAAAAACTAGCAACCAAAATGCCAGAGTATTTTTAACCCTTAACATCAACGAGGTCTCGGAGACAGCCGAAATAGAAATCTGGAATGGAGAGACGGGCGCGAGCGGTGGGTATGTCTCATTGTCATTTGGCGATACGGCTGATTTGGAAAAAGGCAGAGTCCGCCACCGAGTTAAAAACAGAGTCCTTAATAGAGTAAGAAATAGAATATGAAAATATACCGACCAACAAGAACTAACCACAAGACACAAGGTTTTGGGGAGAGCAATGCTTGTATAGACATAGACAACAAGGTAAAGACCAAGGTCAATGGAGTTTGTATTGATTCTATTGAACTTTACCCAGCGTTAGGTTTAAAAGGCCATAATGGAGAGGACTGGAGAACTTATCGAGGTGAGCCAATTTATTTCCCTGCTGACTTCCCGAAAGTAGAATGGAAAGCAAAGTCCGAATCTGACTATCACGGGGGTATTGGGGTGGATGTTTATTCCGACAAAGAAGTTCTAATAAAGGGCAACTATAAAGGACTGGTCAAGAACCACCCAGAGGGGTATTTCGGCTATGTTAAATTAAGGTTTTGGCACTTGCAGAAAATTGACATCTACGATGGGAAACCAATTAAATTCGGAGACAGAATTGGGTTTGCCGATAACACGGGGCTTTCTAGCGGGGATCATCTTCATTGGGCTATTAAGATGTGCGACATCACGGGCAGGGGTATTAACCAGAATAATGGATATTACGGAGCTTTTGAGTTTCCTTTCTTTGAGAATCGTTTCACTTTGGATGTGTTGAATATCAAAATTGGGATGATGAAAGAGGTGGTAGAATTGTTGAAGAAAATAATCTTCCTAATGAGCCGTGCGTAGAGCGATTTGAGGCGTTCTGCGGACAGCTCTTTACAAAAGGAGAAGGCAATGCACAAGCGAATGGTGTCGGATACGGCAGAGATGATGAACACGACAGACGAGGGGGTCTTCATTCTGGCGTTGCGGAGGCAGAGGGGGATGGAGACAGAGCAGATTGACGACTACGCCCGATGTCTTCACGGCAAGTTCCTCTCGGACGGCAAAGCCCCGATCTTCGTCTCGGACTTCTGTCTGGATATTCTCCGGACAAGACGGCTCAAGGCGAAGAAAATCTGCAAGGGCGACTGTAAGAACTGCAAGAACTGCTAGTATCTCCTTCGGGGACGATTGTGGATATCCTCCACCTTCGTCCCTTTTTTTTATGTTATACTTAACGAGGTCTTGTCTCTCTCCTTCACGCTGGGGGGTGTGGAAATCTTCATCC